CGGCAAACCGTCGAAGGACCATTACTTCGACGGGGTGGGCAGCCAATTACTGGTGCTCACATAGCCCTTGCGGACTATCTTCATCTGCGTTCGATTACGCAGCGTGACCTCCGGGAGCCCGGAGTACCGGCCGAAGCCGATACTAGAAGCTCCCCGCAAGGCAGTACTAATCAGCCAAGGCTGATCCTTAGCCCCGTCCATAGTGCCGAAGTCGACATATGAGCGGAACGAAAGTTCATGCCACCTCCATTTGCCAGACGTTGGAACGTACTGGCAAGAGGAAGCATACATGAACTCATCACCCGTTGAGTCAATACCGGTATTTTCCTCTCCGGAGAAAGGTCTAAAGAACCGGAACTGTTCCGGAATAATGTTTATCACACTACCCCGGACTGCTCTAAAGAAGCTTTCGCATCTTTCAGAGCGTCTCGTCAGGTTAAGGTACTTGAATACATTCTCGAGTGAATCGAGCGCATAATCAAGAGTAAAGGGACGTACGTCCTCACCCCCGAACCAGTCTGCCCCACAAGACTCCCTGAATGGACCCTCCAAGAAGGTCTTCTCCAGGTTGATCTTAAACCCCCAGTACTTGAGTAACTCAAGTACAGAGGCGGCGTACCTTTTACGGACGATGATGTCGTCGCCATAGACTACGAAGTCTAATGACGGAACACCACATCCTACAGAAGAGCACGCTGCTGCGAAGATCAATGTCTCTAGGGGAAAGCAGAAACCATTGCCCATGCTACAGTATTTCGAATAGCGTCTTACGACACCATCCAAATCGTAGCAAACCGATCTGGTCCGGCTAAGTAGCCGGAACCAGTCGTCGGGGATCAGATAGCGAACGAGCTCAGTCGATATGGAGTCAGAAGCTGACTTCATATCTATGGTCACGAAGCTATCGTCAGAATCTTCGATTGAGCCCTCACGGGCAAATCTTTGATTCGGCCCCTGATCTTTCAGGTTGATACCGACTTTAAGAAGACGATTTTTCATCTCTACGTCGATACCCTTCTGAACAAGACCATTGAGCATAGGCTCGACTGCAATTGTTCGATCGGTTTTTGCAGTTTTCGGGACGAAACTTATCTTATTTGTCTCGACAACACGGATCCTTGAGAGGTACGCTTCAAAAGAGCTTACCTCATCATAGCAAACGTAAGGGCCTTTCCGAGGGAGTAAAGACTCCCAAAGGTGGTAGTTCTTACGTAAAGCTGCGTATCCGTGATGAATCGCGCCCGGAGACACGGACCAGCGTTCAGCTATAATTTTAGCTGAATAACTGGTGGCATCACCGTGTACTCCAACACTTGCGCCTTTCCCAAAATCTGCCTTCTCAAGAATGCGAGTGTAGTTAGGAGCCGATCCAATAACGGATCGTATCCAGTAACGAGCTCGACCCCTCTCAACTCCGAACCTGTCGCGAGACTGGTCCAGAGACAAGAGACGAAACTTACTATTGACCCTCGTGCATCTCCTTTCGGAGGTGTTAAACGAAGCTATAGCACGTTCACGTGGCTTGAGATCAAGTAGATCTTTCGGCCAGGGGTACTTCTTGATGAGCAGAGCAAACTGATTCGCCACGAAATGCTCCGTGGCTCCTACATACATCTGTGTAGAAAGGGAATCAGCCTCCTCAAATGCTTTCAAGAAATCCCTTTGACGCCAAGCGTCACTAAGGGGCTTCAAGAAAGCATGATCAGAGTGGGTGTCTAAAAGACGACTAATTAGACCAAGATAAAACTTGGTTCCGTTAGCCTTTAGGGTTTTGTTGCACAGAGCTAACTTTGCCCGGTCTTTGGGATGCATCATGTATCCTTTGGGAAGTCGAAGTGACAAGGTCACTAAGACTGAGAACGACGATAGCAATAGCCAGCACTACGCTGGCAGCTGCGAGTAGGGTCCGCATGTAAAGCTCCATTAGTCACATTTGATTAGAATGTGATTTGTGGAGTTTTCACATGCGTTTTCATCGTCGCAGACGCCAGGAAGGCGCCCAAGTCGTTCAAGGCAGTGTCAACATCTGCACCAGCGAACCCTACCGGCGAGGCGACATCGATCGTGATGATCAAGTCGCCCGTCGTCGTCTTCGCGCCCGTGAGGGCGAGAGTACGCGTAAGCTTAAGCTGGGTACGGGCCAACCCTGAAAAGGCATCAGTAGGCTTCGGAGCTGTTTGGCTGAGCTTGACGTCATCTTTGATAGATGCAGTCTTGCCCGGACCATTATAGACAACGGAGTTGCTACTGAAGTTGTTTCCAGTGTAGGTCTTGGCGTTGATAGCGAGGGTCATTACGATCCTTTAGCCCGGAAAGGGCATAAGTTGGTTGAAGGAATAGGGCTCAAGGCCCCGGAAAACGAAAAGCGATATCTCTCAAAGGGTCATAACGCCTTCGAGAAGCCCCGCTGTACAAGTCGCCACCAAAGGTGCCGACAAGTCTCTGTGCCAAAAGGCTCAGAGCGTCCGCCACCCGCTTCGGCTTATCAAAACGAAAATCATTTTTGATAACCAAATCGGGGAAACGAACTGGAGATCGGACCTTCCGCAAAAGACTAAGGTCGTAGGATCCCGTAGGGTACCTACTCACTGTGTAATTCGCGGGAATAAGATTCACACCACTATGAACAGTGTAACGATTCGTTACACCAGTGATATGAGTCATACAAGATCCAAGGTTCTTCCATCCAAAAGCTGGGGTGATTGCACCGAGGTAGTCCCCGATGTTCACGAACCAGTCAGCCACGAAGGAAAGATTCACCAACTCCCAAGGGAGCGTGATGAGGTTCTTCGACGTAAACCCAATGTTCTCCATTAAGGAGGTGTTGAATTCGTCAAGGCTCATGACTCGAACTGTATGGGATTCAGTGATCTTATTAGTCACTGTCATCTGCAACAATCCGAGTGTAGAGTTGTACGACCGAGTGTCGGAGGTTTCAAACCCCTTCTTTGCTCGAGTAGTACTCCTTCGAAGCGCAGTTTGGGCCGAGAGACCATCAATTACTCCCTGGATGTCATTTAGAAGCGGCACTATGCCGTATCTATATGCAAGCCACAGGTTCGATACTCCATTAACAGAGTATCCGATAAACTCACCTTTCTCCTTAGCCCGTTTCGCCTTTTTCAAGGTCGATGCGAGTCGAGAGATCGGCTTGTCGAATAACCCAATGGTCTGATCAATCTCAGCTAACGACTCGAATAAATTCGTGTCACTTCGCCCTCGATTGCTCAGCATCTCCGTAGAGACTTGCGACTCAAGATCACGTAACGTGCCCTGATCGACAATGGTCTCAAGTGCTGGGAGGGCCGTGTTTTCATACATGGCCGTCTTGATAAAACGTCCAGACCAGTTTCCCTGACCATCATACTCAACCGGCCAAGCCGGGTTTGTACAGGTGTTCCACTTGCCTTTTACGTAGTATCCGTTCCCAGAACCAAATGCATCGAGGCGTTCGTACCACATGTTATTGAAGAATAATTCTCCAGCAGCACGTTTACGACGAAAACCTTCGATGACATAATCCGTCATTCTTTCGTACACACCCCCGCGTAGAGTATAGGTTCCATTATTCCCTGTAGGGACCCAATCGGTCTGATAACAGGTAGTATGGATCTGATATTCTTGGGCAGGGGGAAAGGCGGAGAAACCGCCACGTGAACGAAAACGGATGGTCATAGAGATGATCTCAACAGTTGGACGTAGCGCCTCCCGGCGTTGCGTCGAGCACCCAGTTGGGCACTCATCAGTGAACTCTTGAACTTACCTTCACAGGCGGTGCAAGAGAGCTAACATACCTCGCGGTATGACGAATCTTCTACGCTTCTCCCATTAAGAAGGAGATACGCGCTTCTACTCTTCAGTAGCCACGCGATGCGAAATGCAC